TCTCCAGCCGAGTGCTCCGCCACCCCCGAGTAGTGCGTCAACACGAATCCCGTTCGACCAAGCTACTATCATGGACCACTCAGTGCCTTCCCCACAGCTTCCTCAAGGCTACTTCTCCTTCGAGACTGTCTTCCCGCCGGCTGCTCCTGCAGTCGCTCCCCCAGTTCGCAAGCCAGCGATTGGAGAGGACGCGTGGGGCGACAGACTGCCCTTCCACGAACAGTCCCGTTCATCGAATCCCACCCTCCCGTGGGCTCAAAACGTCACCGAATGCCGCCCTCCTATCCCTGCTGAGCCTCTCTCAGCAGACCAGATCGGCGCTCTCAACGAATGGATGAGCCATGGGTCAACGGAGTGGGAGGCTCTTGAACACCTCAAGGGTGTTGGAGCCAGTTCGCTTTTGAACGAGCCTGGGTTTGCCGAGTACCGGAAGTACTTGCAGGCAGGCAGTCCGAAGTTGTGGGAGCGGAAGACGGACATACCACAGTACCTCAACAAGAGGGGCGAGCGCCATGCATACAGGATCGGCTCTTGTTTGCAGGCCTTTCAACACACAACTGAGGCTCGCCCTCTGTCGGCAGAGTTCATCGGCCTCGTCAGAGAAGCCGACTTCGAATGGCACGGTAAGAAGCTAGCAGATGTTCTGGCTGGTTTCGTGGCTCCACCTTCGGGGCCCAAGGCTGTCAAGTCGAGTTTCCGTGGACAGTGCGAGCGGCAGTCTCCTGGCAACTGGAGGAAGATCATGCGTCAACCTAAGTTTGCCAACGAGCTTCGCGAGTTTGTCTCTCACTACCCAGTGGTGGACTCCCCTTTGGAGAACACGTTCACTGAGCTGTTAGAGACGTTCATGAACAATGCCGACGTTGAGAAAAGTGCGGGGTGGTCCGCTCGCTACCGCCCCGGAGCCAAGGGCGTCTGGATTTCCAAGCCAGAGGGTAGAGACCTTCTCGCGTACTTGGTGTCTTGCCGCTTGGCGTTGCGGATTGCGGAAGGTGAGAACATCCACTGGTTGTCTCCTGAGGACATGCTCAGGCTCGGACTCAAAGACCCAGAGGAGATCTTCACCAAAGACGAACCCCACGGGAAAGACAAAGCCGATGCCCAGCGTTGGCGCCTCATTTGGCCCTGTTCAATTGTGGACGCAGCTTGCCAGGACTTGGTCCATCGGAAGCAGAACAAGGCGGATATCTCTGCCTATGCCTTCGATCAGTTGAACGTGCAAGGAGTCGGAATGGGGCACCACGACGACGGAATACAACGGACAGGGCGGATGTTGGAACACCTGTCCCAGACCGGCCGTCTTGACCTGAAGGGCTCCGACGCTTCAGGGTGGGACATGTCAGTCTGCCGCGACGCCCTATACTTCGACGCCGAGCGTCGGACTACAAGGATGTCCAGAGCTGACGCGCTCGCCCGAGACCTTTTGTTCGCCGAAGCTGCGACAAACTCGACCCATATCTTGGTGATAGGGAAGGAGTTGTGGACCTTCCACAATTTTGGCGTCACAGCCAGCGGTATTCCTTCCACGTCAGCCCAGAATTCCCCGATCCGTGCCTTTGTCCTCCTGGTCTGCGGAGCCACCACGGCTTCTGCGACCGGTGACGACGAGGTGCACACCGGGGACGTCGACGAGTCTCTCATGTCCACCACCGGATGCATCACGAAGGCGGGGAGTGAGACTGTTAGCGGGCCCTTGGGGCCTATTGCTTTTACGTCTCACAACTACTTCTTCCGCGACGGCCGATGGCACGCCGAGTTCGACAACTTCCCCAAGATGTTGGCGTCCTTCGATTTGCGCCGCGCCGGAGGTCCGCCCTCGCAAGATGTTATCTCCGGCATGCGATTCGCATTGCGCAATACTCCGGCAGCGGATCGCATTCTGGTGGCGGTAGCGGAGCGTCTTGGTTGGAACGTTCCGGAGGCTTTGCCTCTGGATTGCAGGTTCTGACTGAGCACATTCCGCCGGGTTAAGTCCCCCCGGCGTAGCGGACAGGGGCACCTAAAGACATCACTTGTATAGCCTGATGCTTTGGGTTCTGGACGCGTTGCGAGCCTTCCTTTGGCTCCCGTCCCCTTTTCTTTCTCTTTCTTTCTCCTTGCTCTCTCTCCCCGAAGTTGGGAGTGAACTGCCAGCACCACCTGCAATGGCGTTTACAAAGAAACAGCAAGCCGCCCTCTCAAGAGCTCGCGGTCCTCGGGAGCGTGAAGCGTTGAAGGCTTCCTTCATGAAACAACAGAATCTTTCGAAGAAGTCTTCTAAGGCGGAGAACCTCAGTAGCGCGGGGTTCAAGTCTCGTCCAGGCAAATCCTTCGACGCCCCTAGGGCTAGAGGGCCAAACCTTAAGGTGTGGGATGCTGAACACAACTCCCACATGCCTCTGCCCCGAAGTACAGGTCCATACACTGTTACACGGATTACCACTCGTTACACGGTGGATCGCGACGTTAACATCTTCGGGACTTTCAGGCGTCGAGACTCCGCCTCCGGAGCGCTCGGAGAGTGGTCCAGCGTGTTTTGCGTCGCCGACGTAACGGCGTCTCAACCCGTTAACGCAGCCAACAACGCTACCTTCACAGGACACAACATGGCTGGATACGGCTACGAAACCACCGTTGCTCCAAGCGCTTTCAGCGTTCAAGTCTGCAACCCCGCAGCTCTTCAGACCACCACAGGGATGACTTACTTAGGGGTTTGCAGTTCTCAACTGGGTATCTCCAATTCCCCCGAACCGTGGAATGACTGGGCAGAACGCTTCATCACGAACATGCGCCCGCGCAGCATGTCTGCCTCCTCGATCGCCGTGCGAGGCAAGAAAGTCTGCTCGTACCCACTCAGTCTTGAATCCTTGTGTGATTTCACAGAGATCACCACCACGGTTTCATCCACCGGTACCTGGGGAGGTGCAATTATGGAGTGCTCCGGCTTCGCGCCGATTGTGCTCTACAACCCTGGAGGGGCCACCCTCGAAGTGCTAGTCACGACAGAGTGGCGTACCCGCTTCTCTCTTTCTCACCCAGCTGCCTCATCTCACAAGATGTGGCTGCCGACTCCAGAACGCATCTGGCACGCATCTCTCAATGCTGCCGCTGCTGTCGGCAACGGCGTCGTAGACGTCGCGGAGGGGGTTGAGAAAGTTGCAGCCGCCGGTCACAAGGCAGCCAAGGCAGTTGGCTTCTGGTAACCAGCAGCAGTTGAGAGGAGGCCTGAATTCATGCTTCCCACCCCCCCCCCCTTTTAGCCCCAAAGTGGG